ATAAAACAGGATGGGTAGGACAAAAAAACAGGGAATTCCCTCAGTCGTCATGACTCGCGTGGGGGATCTCACCCCTTACGCAAGGAATTCCCGAACGCACTCAGACGAGCAAGTTGCGCAGATCGCTGCGTCGATAAAAGAGTTTGGTTGGACTAACCCGATCCTGATCGACGGCGAGAAAGGAATCATCGCTGGCCACGGCAGGCTGAAGGCTGCGATGCGGTTAGGCCTTGAGGAAATCCCGGCAATAGAACTGTCGCATTTAACCGAGATTCAAAAGAAGGCTCTCATCATTGCCGACAACAAGTTAGCCTTGAATGCCGGATGGGATACGGAGCTTCTCAGTTTGGAGCTCGAGGAGCTGGAACTTGAGGGATTAGACTTAAGTCTTACAGGCTTCGGTGAAGAGGAAATAAGCGCACTTAAGCCGGAGGTTGTAAACGAAGGATTGACCGACGAGGATGCTGTTCCTGAGCCTCCACCGGAGCCTATTACAAAGCCCGGAGACATTTGGATACTAGGCAAGCACCGATTGATGTGCGGCGATAGTACGAGCGTCGATCATCTGGAAAAGCTGTGCAATGGTCGGCAGGTTGATATGTGGTTAACAGATCCACCTTATAACGTGGCATACGAAGGCAAAACAAAGGATGCTTTGACGATTAAAAACGACAGCATGTCAGACGATACTTTTCGTCAGTTCTTGCGCGACGCATATACCGCAGCTGACGCGGTGATGAAAGCTGGCGCTGTTTTTTACATTTGGCACGCTGACTCTGAGGGATACAACTTTCGAGGTGCGGCGCAGGACGCAGGTTGGAAGGTGCGACAGTGCTTGATTTGGAAAAAATCAACGATGGTAATGGGGAGGCAGGATTACCACTGGAAGCACGAGCCTTGTTTGTACGGATGGAAAGAAGGTGCTGGACACCTTTGGGCGGCAGATAGAAAGCAAACGACTATCTTAGAATTCGATAAGCCTAGTCGAAACGGCGAGCATCCAACAATGAAGCCTGTCGCGTTGTTTGAATACCAAATGCTTAACAACACCAAAGGCGGCGACATTGTTTTAGATAGCTTCGGAGGTTCGGGCACTACTTTAGTAGCAGCAGAAAAGAATGGTCGAGTTGCATATCTGATGGAACTAGACCCAAAATACTGCGATGTCATCGTCAAGCGATGGGAAGAATTCACCGGACAGAAAGCGAGGCTAGAAAATGCAGCGGAAATATCCACCTGAAGTTCACTTAGTACACGGCACAAAGGGAGAGAACACGGGCATCCCATTGCCGGAGAAGGTAAAGATCAGAGTTCCGTTTGCCGAGTGGGCAGACAACCCGGCTTTATTTAACCGTGAGAGGTTTGTAAAAGAGACCGCCGACTATCTATTTGATGTCTACGGTATTGGCTCGGATCAGGACAGGCACACGCTGATGATGCTTGCAGACCAGCTTCAGCTTTACATTGACGCAAGGAAAGAGCAGGCAAAGCATCCTTTAGTTGTTAAGACTAACGGCGGAAAGACTCACGCTCCGAATCCTTACATCAGTCTGGCAAACAAAGCGATGGAAAACTCCATCAAGCTAATGAACGAAATGGGACTGACTCCGCGGTCTCGATTGGCGGCAAACAAACTTGAGGATGGCTCTAAGATGGGCGAATTCCTTGCGGGGCCTAAGTTCGGCACATGAGAATAGAAGATGGTATTGCTTACGCTGTCGGCATCGTAAAAGGCGAGATCGACGCTTGTCGGAATGTTCGCCTAGCCTGCCAGCGGTTCTTAAATCACATAGAAAACAAAGAGTGGGAATGGGTCTTTGATCCTAGCCCGGTTAATCACTTTCTACAGTTCGCAGGTCTATGCAGGCATGTAAAGGGACAGTGGGCGGGATACTCTGTAAGCCTTGAGCCTTTCCAGATCCTTATTGCTTGCGCGATCTACGGCTTCAGGCACAAGAAAGACCGACGTAAACGAATGGTGCAGGATGTCATTGTTTACATCCCTAGAAAGGCTGGTAAATCGACGCTGACGGCTCTTATCGCTCTTTATGAACTAGCCTTCGGGGAAGCTGGCGCAGAGGTCTACACGCTCGCTACGAACCGCGATCAAGCGTCAATCGTGTTTACTACGGCTAAGGGCTTCGTCGAAACGTTGCCGCAGGAGATCTCGAGGCTCTTTATTCTCGGCAAGTTCACGATTGTGAAAAACGGCGACAGCCAGAGCATGATGAAAGCTCTCTCCAGAGACACTAAAAAGACCGGAGACGGGCTCAACCCTTCGTGCGCGATCATTGACGAGGCGAGTCAGATCGTAGACAGGAATGCGATTGAGGTCTTGCATTCAGGGATGGTATCTCGACTCAATCCTCTTAGGCTATACATAACGACTGCTTCTTTCACCCGCGATACAAAGTTCTTCGAGGACTTTCAGGTGATGGAGCACATCCTTCATCAGGATGTTCCAGACAATCCTCGATGGTTTGGGCTTCTTTACTCTCTCGATGCTGGTGATGATTGGAGAGACGAAAAGGTATGGGCTAAGGCTAACCCGATGCACAATATCTCGGTTTCGCACGATGCAATCGTTGCTCGATGCGAAGAAGCGAAGATTAAGCCCGCTGCGCTCAACGAGTTTCTCTGTAAAACGCTTAACGTTTATGTATCTGCCGAAACCGCGTGGGTTGATAGGACACATTGGGATGAATCCGTAGGGCTGACAGAAAGAGAACCCGAAGCAGTATTTATCGGTTTTGACCTAGCAGCAACACGAGATCTAAACGCTGTCTGCACATTAAAACGATTTGCTGAGGACGATTACGAAGCCGAATGGAAGTTCTTTCTCCCCGAAGATGGCTTTGAATTACTACCTACTCATTATCAAGACATCTTTAGACAAGCAATCAATTCGGGGATCTTGCACATCACCGAAGGTAACGTGATGGACGATAGAGAGATTTCGGCGTATATTATTGGGCAAAGCCAGAAATACGACATAAAAGAAGTAGGCTACGACGCATATAATGCTGCTGCTTTAGTAGCAAGACTGTACGAAGTCGGAATGCCAGTTAAGAAAGTCGGTCAAGGAATGGCGGTGCTTTCTAACCCGTCTAAGCATGTCGAGCGACTTATTCTAAGCCACAAGATCAGACACGACGGAAACCCATTCTTAGGACATCAACTGGGCAATTGCGAAGTGTTTACAGACGTTCAAGGCAATATCAAAGTTAAAAAGGCCGGTGTGGATCGTCACGCTAAGGTTGACGGGATTATTGCCTTGATTATTGCGATGCACTGTAGTCTGGACAACCCGATGCCGTCTGAATCGTACGGATTCAGAGTCTTTTAGGGGTAAAAATGGGCTTATTCGACGTATTCAAGCGTAAAACAGACAAAAAAGAGTCGAATTCGCTCTTTGGTAACACTGTTTTAGGCAACAACGTCATGCTCCGTGGTAAGGGGCAGGGCTACGGTTCTAATCAGCTTTTATACGTTACGACCTCTGCTGTTAACGAGGCAGGTCGGACTGTCGACATCACGACACTTGCTAGAAACTCGACTGTGATGGCTTGCGTAGGGGCAAAAGCACGTTCTCTTGCTCAACTGCCCGTTAAGATCATGTCTAAGCAAGCTGACGGCACGTTTGTAGACACACAGACAGACCCTAGCGTTCCTGAGCGTGAAAAGAGCCGAGCAGCAAGCGTTCTTAACCTTCTTGCGAATCCTAATAACTTCCAGAGTCAATACGAGTTTTGGTATCAGTTCACGATGTGGCATGAGCTGGCCGGTGAGACTTTCGTATTACTCTGGAGGAAAGACGCACAGGAACCGACGCAGATTCCGCTAGAGATGTACGTTCTTGACTCGACTTTGATCGTGCCGAGGATCTCAGAGACGCGTTATCCCTTCTACACGCTTACAAGTTCATCCTACGGATTTAACAAAGACGAGCCGCTCAAGTATTTTCAGGTGATGCACACGAAGTCTGAGCCGTGGCAAGGCTCTAGTTCGTTTAACCGGTTGCAAGCTGTCGAGTTGGTTTCCTTAGATCAGGATATTGATCTCTACTCCAACTTCATTATGTTGAACGGCGCAAAACCATCTGGCTTGTTCCGCACCGAGCAAGTCATCCCCGACTCAAAGTTCAAAGAGATTGCCAGCAGGCTAAAAGAAGCGTGGACCAACATGCTTAACAGCCAGCCCTCGGATCAGAGCAAGCCGGGGCAGTCTATGTTGTTGGATCAGGGTATGACCTACGAAGCGATCAAGCCTCTTACGCTGCAGGATGTGGATGCTAGAGAGCTTAAGAAACAAACAATGACGCGTATCTGCGGATTGTTTGGTGTACCTCCCGCGATGATCGGAGTCGGCGAGTCTAAGTACAACAACACCCAGACGATGCTGGACGAATTCTATAAGTCAACGATGATGCCGTTCATTACGAACGTTGAGCAGCGGTTAAAATTGTCGTTGTTGAAGGGCTATCCGAATTTACACGTTCAGTTTCAGACACAAGACTTCCTGAAGGGCGCTCCGCTGGATCAAATGAACTATGTCGTTGCAGGAGTCAAGAATGGGATTCTTACGCAGAATGAGGCGCGTGAATATCTGGGACTTAACTCTCTCGATGGTGCTGATGATCTGTTGCTTGCCGCTGGTGGCGATAGCGCTATCCCCGGTAGCTCTCCGCAAGACACTGGCGGTGGTGGAAACCTTAAAGTGGTGGGTAAAACAGGCAGAGCCGGAAATGCTTAAGGAACTGTTAGAGAAACTCAAGGCGGCGGCAGATAAGAGGAAGCCAAAGCCTAAGTTAGTGGATGGAATGGTTAAAAAGGAACCGATCAATGGCTAAGCAAATCACCTTTTTCTACGAGGCTAAGGTCGAATTAGGCCGTAAAGCCGACGAGGCTTCAGGACCCACGGGTGAAATCGAAGCCACTCTTACGACGTGGGGCGCGAGAGAAGGCGCTGACGGTCGTCGGTTCTTTTACACACCCGAGGCTTTCGAGGCGTGGCACGAGATGTGGATGGATGAAGGAAGGCCACTTCCGATGTACTTCCAACACTCTTCCGACATGATGCCTGTCGGCGAATGGTCGAAGTTCGACATTACGCAAGAAGGTATGACCGGCACAGGAAAGATCTTCCTGAACACCACTGCTGGCTCCGATCTGTACACCATCATGAAGGAAAGCCCGCGGATGGTTGGCGGCGTTTCTGTGGGTGCTTACGCAGATGAGTACAGAATGGTGGATGAGAATGGCGAGCCTACAGACGATCCCGATACTTTCTTTCAGATCGTCAAAGGTGGCCTAGCCGAGGTTTCTATCGTGATGCAGCCTAATAACCCAAAGGCTGAGATCAGTAGGCTTGAGTATTGGATGGGCTCAAAACCCAATCCGAGAACGATTGAGAAGGCTTTGCGTGATGCAGGCCTATCTCGCCGGGATGCGACCGCCGCGTCCGGTGTGTTGAAAGCCATTTTGGAACAGCGTGATGCTGTAGGCGATCAACAAACTGCCACTCAGAGTGAGTCTGATGCGGCGGAGTTGCTGAAAGCGCTCGAATACCGCGAGTTGCTGAAAGCTATTTCAACCCGTTAGGAGATTTCAAAATGTTGGAAAAAGTCATTGAAAAACTGGATGCAATCGAAGCATCTAGCGCTGCCAAATTGGCAGAAACCGCTCAGGCCGTCGAAGTAAAAGTTGCTGAGGCTGTCGAGGCTCTTAAAACCGAAACCGAAGCAAAGATTGCCGCATTAGAGGCAAAAGTTGCCGCTCCTTCGATCATCCGTCCTATTCACAAGACCGTCCGTGGCGAAGCAAATCGTCGTTTCAAAGACGTTCTCAAGGAGTACGTGAAGGCCGGTAACAACATCGAGCGCGAAGTCAAGATCTTTGAATCGGTGGATCAATGCGAAGCGTACATCAAGGAAGCCTCGGCTCTTACGGGTTCAGGTTACGACGTTGGTGGCCGTACCGCTTACGATCCGGTGTTCGCTGCAAAGCGTCTCGGAAATCCTTTGATGGATTTGTCGCGCATCGTTGCAACTGACGGCTCGGCTTATCAGTTCCGCGTCAAAACCGGAAATGCAGGTGCTCAGTGGGGCTATACCGTTCAGAACAACGGCACACCTACAACTGAAGCAACGAGCATTTGGCAGGTCATCCTCAAGGACTTGAACGCTCAGTTCCCCATCCGTACCGCGGCACTTGATGACATCGACGGCCTCGAGGCTAACGTTGTTGACGATATGCTGATGGAGTTCCAGCAGGCAATGGCAACCTCGATGATCCAGAACAACGATCAGTCGGGAACCGGAACCTCGGTAACGACGGGCGGCGCTGATGGTCTGCGTGGTTTAGATCAGTACGCTGGCGCTAATGCAACCTACACGGGCGGCTCATGCTCGACGGCTGCTTTCGGTACCTCGGGAACCGCAACGACCAACGGCTTGCACTCGCTTGCTACTTACGATCAGCTCACGACTAACGCCAACACGGTTGCGGCAAATAACGTGAACTACAAAGATGTAGTGAACTTTATTTACAGCTTGCCACAGCAGTATTGGACACCGACAGCAGCGTTCATGATTAACCCCATCCTGCTTCAGGGCATCCGTGGGTTAGTCGATCTGCAAGGCCGTCCGATCTATGTTGACGGTCTGTCACGCACTGATGGCATCGTTGGTGAGTTGCTCGGCTTCAAGGTTGCAGTCAACAAGTACCTTGATAACCCCAGCCAGCCCACCACCGGCGCAGCAGGAACGACCAGCTACTATCCGATGTACTTTGCGGATTGGCAGCAGTTCCACACCATCGTCATGCGTCTCTCAATGGTTCTCCGTCGCTACGACCAGACCTTACCCGGAAGCATCACGTTCTACGGCGAGACTCGTGCAGCCACTTCGGTGCGCGATCCTAACGCTGGCGTTCGTTATCGTTCGACCGGTACTGCTGCTTGATAAAAGAGGGCGCAAGCCCTCTCCCTTTTGGAGAGATTATGAAACAAGTGATTTTGGAAGGCTTGAAAGAGGCTCTTCAACAGGGCAAAAGCACTGTCAACCTCGTGGAAGCCTCAGCCCTAACCGGCTCAGGCAGCGGGGTTGGCGGTCGCGTATATAACGAAGATGTTTTTGCATCCCTTCGTTACTGGAACCCGTTTCGAGTGTTTGCCAATCAGACAATGACGGCAGACTCAGATATTCAGTTTGTCGTTAAGACAGGTAATGCCGCGGATGCAACAAATCCGTGGGGCTACACTGTTAACGCCAACTCAGGCTCACCCAATATCGCTACAAGCATTTGGCAGCTTCCAATGCGTGTTATTTCCGCTCAGATGCCAATCAGGGCAGCGGCAATGGATGACATCAACGGATTGGATGCGGCTCTTGTTGAAGATCTTGCAATGGAATTCAGCCAGATCGAAGCCGCCTCGATGGCAATCAACAACGATCAGGCAGGCTCAACAACGACCTCCACAGGCGCTACAAACGGTCTTAGAGGCTTGAAGATGTATGCAGGCACTGCTGGATCAACTGCTGCTTATGGAACGTCAGGAACGGCCATAACGGCAGGCATTCACACCCTGAACACAATTGGTTATACAAACGCCTCTGGTGTAACGTGGGCTAACTTAGTCGACACAGCAAACGCACTTCCCGGCCAGTTCTGGAGGATGGAAGGCACTGCGTGGATGATGCACCCGACGGTTATTCAGGTTCTTAGAAAAGCTCTCACAACGGGTAATAACAATGTGTTGTTAGAGACCGGTGAGTTTGACGAAGGCCCTGCAATCAACATCCTCGGCTGGCCTGTCATTGCTAACCCTTATTTAGATGCTCCCGCGGTTGGTGCTTCCCCAGTTTATCTTGCAAACTGGCCGCGATTTATGTGGATCGTCGACCATTCGGAGATGTTGCTTCAGAGAATGGAGCAGACCCAGCCGGGAACGATTACCATATATGCTGAGAAGCGGATGGTCTCGACCGTTCGTGATGTAACTGCCGGTGTACGTTTGATCGGAACCTAAAGATGCCATCCCAACTGCAAGGTAACTTCGGAGCGGGTTCAAGAAACCCGTTCAACTACTCGAAAGTGATCCAGAGTAATCGAGATCCGGTTACTCAGTGGCTTACTTACGACGAGATAACCAACCAGTTGAATTTGTTTCAGGATGAATCGCAAGACGATTATCTTGCTCAGTTAGAACTTGCTACACGTATGGCGATTGAGGACTACTTAGGCGTTCCGATCTTCAATGTGACTTATCAGGCTTCCTACATGATCTCAGGGCTTATGGCTGCACCTGTAAGCCTTGATCTTCCCGAAGTCTCGCAGAATGGTGTGACCATAAATTGGGTGAAGTATTACACCGACTTGAATCCGCCGACACTTACGACGATTACGAACACGAACTACTACTACGACCCAACAGGGAACAAAGTTGTTTTGTTTGAGGTTCCCAACAACATCAACACCTATATGACTGCTCCGATGCTTTGTCAGTACACCTTACAAGGCTCTGTAATCGGTCAGTATCCCGTTGTCAAGCAAGCGGGTCTTATGTTGTTGACGCACTTCTACAATAATCGCTCTGCTATTTCCGCCGAGAATCTAAAGCAGATTCCGTGGGCAGTCGATCAGCTTCTTAGACCTTACAAGCCGCTGGTGATGTAATGGTCTTACGCGTCGATGAGATAAGCATCAACAACCTGTCGTTCACCATCACGAATCTAGGTGAGCAAACGACGGCAGAGACGCTTTGGTTCAAGACGCGAGCAAAGACTAAGTCGGTTCACAATCGGATTCGCACGTTAGAGAAGTTCCGGCAATACGACAACATGATGGACTTCATCGTCAATTACACGCCGAATATGCGGACGATCTCGGATAATCAAGAGGATTACTCCATTACTTTTAGAAATACGAGCTGGCGAATCGCTGAAGTCTACGAGCACGACGATAGACAGTGGGTGACGCTGACTTGCTACAGAAACGAACCTAGCGTGGCGGTCTAAGATGGGGCAAAATAGCGCGGTTGTTTATGCTCAAGCGATACAAGCCCAATTGGTCACGGTTTGTACGCCGACTCCAGTTTATGCAGTGTTCAACCGTAACTTTGCAAGCGAACCGACCTTTGTAACGTGGCAGCTCAGAGACGTTCATCAGCCGGTGTATACGGGGCCACAGTCGGTGAAGGGTATAGACAGACCAGTTTTTCAGGCGACTGTATTTGCTCAGTTGATGGCAAATTGTTTTAGTAAGGCGCAGCAGATTGTAGATGCGCTACACGGTTTTCAGGGCACTTTTGGTGGTCTCTTTTTTGTGTCAAAGGTCGATGTAGATTGGCTCTTTCACACATACGATAACGACAGCAAATTAAATCAAATCGTTCTTGATTGCACTTTAGACATTCCTGCGTGAGGTGAAAAATGGCTCTTCCAACTAAAGTTTTACCCGGCTTTTCAGCCTCGCTGTATTGCCAACCGACTGCAACTCCAACTCCGTTGACAACTGCGAATCTTTCTGTGGTTGCAAGCGTTTCGGCTATCGCGGTCTCCTCTAATCTTATTCCTGTCGAAGCAATCCCTGCTTTTGGTCAGGACGATGCGGTTGCCAACTTCTCGGTTGCTGGCTCGCGTCAGTCCGACAAGATCCCCGTTCAATCCGCTCCAACATCTTTGACATGTGTAGCGGCGTGGAATCCGTCAGATACGGTTCTTCTTTTGCTTCGCGGCGATGCTTATAACGGCACGATTGATCGCACGTTTGTTGTCGCAGCAACGGACGGCACAAACATTGTTTACTACGCCTTCAATGGTCGTGTAAGCCAGTGGACGATTGATCCAGCTCCCGGCGCTGAAGCTCAGGTGACATTCACCATCCATCCGAGAGGTAATCAATATGGCTGGTCAAACAATGTCTGATTTTCTTGAGGGCATGAAGGAATACTATGGCGATCTTCACCAATACGCCAAAGGCCATCCCTTCACCCTTCAAGAGGTGGATGCCGCCTTACAGGAAGCCGAAGCCGCTGAAGCTGTCTGTCTCAATGTGATGAGGCAATATGCAGCGAGCGAGTGACGATCTTCTGAGCTATCTCATTACGCAGGCCCAAACCGGTGCTAAGAACTGGTTTGGGTACCCGCAACAGCGTCTCATCAACATTGCTCTATGCCATCAGATCGCAGCCAATCATGCTGACTGCATGACACCTGATGAAGTTGTTGACTACGTCCTAAAGCTCAACGATCACATCTTCAAGCGGATCGTCACCAGTGGGCAAAATTGAAGTCAAGGGATTCAAAGAATTTGAGAACTCCCTACTACTGCTAGCCGAAGAGTTTGGGACGACTAAAGCTCGTCGCTCTTTGCTTCCTGCGCTCAAATCTTCAATGGAGCCAGTGAAGGCGGCGGTTAAGAGTAGAGCTCCAGTTGACACAGGAAAGCTACAGCTCAAGATCCGCAACGGCGCAAAAGTCGCAACTCGTAAAGACAAAGCCAAAAAATATCTCAATAGAGAAACCATCGCTTATGGTTTTGTGGATGTTGGTGTCGGCTATCGAGATGAGAAGGGCGAATACAGGCCCGCAGCCGAAGCGATAGAATTTGGCACTGCTGAACAACCTGCAAGACCGTTTATACGAAACTCTTTTCAATCAATGGCATCATCTGCCCTAGATCGTCTAGGATCTCTTATGAGTGCTCATATGGATCTCTGGGCGGCAAAACAACGAGCAAAGGTTAGGAAATGAAAATACAAGATAAATTCGGAAAGTCATTCCAACGACAGACCCACACAGACATTGAGTTTGCAGGACATCTTCTCAAAGTCTATCTCCCGACTCGAAAAGAAATGCTAAGGCTAGAGGAGAAAATTAAAAATCCTCCAGACGCTCTTATCTCGGAAGAGTACGAGAAGCTATACGCCACTTTCCAAAAGCTCTACAAGATCAATCAGTCTGTTGATGCTGAGTTTTTGGACGATGACGTTATTGTCGAGGGTCGAAGCCTAAGAGAGGCGGCGAAATTCAAAGCGCAGGAACTCATGCGAGAGATTGCGTTAGTTAATCTTGTCGGGTTTGAAGAAGGCGACGAAATGTTTGCGCTGTCTTACGAGGACATATCGGATACGTTTTCAGAAGCACAGATCAAACATTTAGTGAATCTGATTCAGAAAGCGGTTAACCCCGATTACGAGACAACGGAAAAAAACTAAAGAGGTCGCTATATCGACAAGTCAGGGCGGCGGCAATCTTTAACGGCCAAAGTCCTGAAGCATTCGATAGCCTTGATGTAGCGACCGTCCGAGAGTTAGAATTGATGTACCGCGACGGCATGATTGGCGCGAGACATAACTTGATATTGATCTCGCATCTGATGACGATTGTTTATAACGCGTTATCTAAGAACCCGATCAAGAGTCGTGATTTCTTCCCGCATCTGGAGGAGTATTTTATCCCTCCAAACTACATGACAAAACAAGAGCGTGATTTTCTGGCGTTCACTTCGCTACCCGGATTCAAAGCGGAGTTTCTTGAGATATTAGGGGGAAATCGTGGCGGGTAAACTCATAGCGGCCCTACAAGTAGCTCTCGGTCTAGAGAGCGCTAAGTTCGTTCAAGAAGTCGACAGGGCAAAGCAAAAAACTCGTGAGCTAAAAGTATCCGTAGACGTTCTGGGTACGGCTATGGGCGCACTACGAAGCCCAATGTTGTTAGCGGCTGGTGCTGCCACAGCCTTTGCCACTTCCTTTTTCAAAGCAGCCGATGCGGTCAATGATTTTGCTGAGGGCTCCGGTCTAGCGATTGAGGAAGTCCTTGCTTTGCAGAGCGCGATGGTGCAGGCAGGTAAGGGTGCAGAAAACGCTGCTCAGATGTGGGACAGATTCTCTACGACGTTGGGCGGCGCTGCTGACGGTCAAAAAGAGCAAGCGGAGTTATTCAAGGAGCTCGGCGTAAATATCGCTGATGCAGGAGGAATGCTTCGCCCTGAGATTGACATCTTTAGAGACTTAACCTCTGTGCTTTCCCAGATGGGACCGGGCGCAGAACGAGCAAGGCTTCAGGTTCAGCTTTTCGGCAAGCAATTTGCCAACGTTGATATTTCTAAGATCGACCAACTCTCTAAGAACACCGATAAGTTCACAGGTGAGGCTAAGAAAGGTGTTGAGGCTATCGGTGAGATTGGTGACGCAATCGACCAGATGACCGAAAAGGCAAAGATAGGTTTTCTTAGTCTTGTCGGCAAGGCTCGTGATGCGTGGACGGGCGTTAAAAAGTTCTTAGGGTTTGGCGAAGAAGAAGCTCCTGCTGCTCCTGTAGTGAATGTTGCTAAAGGCGGCATTCAGTCAGGCACACGAGTTAAGGCAGTAAAAGATACCGAAGCAGAGTCACGAGCTAAGGCGTTAAAGGCTTACTTAGAAAGTCTTGACGCTCAGATTCTCAAGCTGCGAGAAGGCGAGGAAGCCGCGCTAAGGTTTGAGGCTGCGAAACAAGGTGGTGCTGCTGGTCTAGAAAGGATGGAGGAAATCATCCGCCTCCGAAGAGAAGAAGCAGAGTTACAAGAACAAATACAGCAGTACGCAAAAGAAGCGCAGCAAGAACTAGCAGCAGCCGAAGATCTCAGAAAGATGAGACAAGATCAGATCATCAAGGACTATGAGAAACAAATAGAGATAGAAAAAGAAGCGCAGCAAGTCGCTTTAGACGCAATGTGGCAAGCAGAAATTGCTGCAAATAAGAAATTAGAAGAAATGGATCTCACGAAGAAAGAAAAGGACGAGCAATTAGAACTTCTTGAGGATCTTCGGGACGGTTATAAGTCTCTCGGCGCAACTATCGTAGAAGCCTTCATGCAGGGCAAGTCAGCTTCGCAGGCTTTCAAGTCTGCGCTCAGTTCTCTCTTACAGAAACTCGCGTCAAGAGCATTAGATAAGTTTCTTGATGCGATCTTCAAACCCAACATGACGGGTGCGCCTTCGTTGTTTGAGAACTTTATGTCGACCATTCCCGTTATCGGCGGGATCTTTGGTAAGCGAGCCGGAGGAGGCCCTGTCAACTCTGGAAGTCCTTATATCGTGGGAGAAAGAGGGCCTGAGTTGTTTGTTCCTAGCATGTCTGGTCAGGTTGTTCCCAACTACGCAACAAGCGGAGCAACAACCGTAAACAACTACAACATACAAGCCATCGACGTAAAGTCTTTTGAGGATCGGATTATGGGCAGCAACCGAGCGGTATGGGCAGCTAATGCCTACGCTCAGAAATCACTCTCACCGAGAGGCAGAGCATGAGCTTCCAAACCATCTTAAATATCTCCCAATCCATCACGGTTAATAACCGTCGAATGGTTGGTCAGCAATACTCACGCTCCGGGCAAGTCAGGACAGCGCAGTATGTGACTTCGGTTCCGTGGGTGTTCACGGTTCGCCCTCATGCTTATCTTTACTATCCACAGGTCAGAGACGTTATCCAGACGATTGACAATCTAGATAGACAGACTGCGGCGACAATCACATTCAACACATCAAACCTTCAGTGGTTTACAGAGTACAAAGGTGGTCTCACATCTGGACAGGCTGCTGCCCTTACCCTTGCAAGCGTTCCTGCGCCTAACGCGACAACGATTTCTGTCGGTAATCTTCCCGCTGTCTCAGCGCCTACAGTCGTCTTTGCTGCTGGCGACTTCCTCCAGATAGGCAACTATCCCTACAAAGTCACCACAGAGGTGCTGAGAGGCTCAGGATCGACCGTTAGTGTGACGTTACATCGTCCGGTGATAGGAACTCCCTCGACAGGCACATTAACGGCTGTAGGGGCTTCCTGCACGTTTTCTGTAGTCGCTGAGGTCTGCCCGACTTACACGCTAAGGCCGATGACTAATGGCGCTTTTGTTGATTGGGACTCTGACTTTGTCTTTAGGGAGAATGTCCAATGAGTACACCAATGACAGCGCTAAATAGCGCAACTATCACACACGGTGAGTTTGTAAAGCTAACAACATCGACTACGACTTATACATTTTGCAATGCAGCGGCTCCCATCACTATAGGGGGCAATACTTTTACAAGCCTCGGAAGTCTCTTGTCTGTCGGTGCGGTCAATCGAGAGATCAAGGCTACATCTGTTGATATGGTGATCGGCCTTATCGGTATTGATCCTACAAATATATCGTTGGTCTTAGGCTCAAACATCAAGGGCTCAACTGTTGAGATCTGGCGCGGGTTCTTCGACTCAAACTACCAGATCATCACAAGCCCTAGCACGCAGTTCTTCAAGCGTTATCAGGGCATCGTCTCTAACATCTCAATCACTGAGGACTGGGACGAGAACGCAAGAAGCAGGACGGCGACTTGTTCTATATCTTGTTCTTCTTTCAGATCTATTTTAGAGAGCCGTATTGCTGGCATTAGGACAAACGAGAACAACTGGAAGCAGCTCTACGCTTCGGATGCAAGCATGAGTCGAGTAGCTGCGATCTCTGGTCAATACTTTGACTTTGGAGCCCCACCGCAAACAGGTTCTCAGTCGTCAGGCTCTGAAGGTCTGGAGAATCCCATTCAACGAGAATTTGATATGAGCGGCATGTAATGCGATACGCGACAAAATACGATCTGCCTCACTTCATTGAGATGATGAAGGCGTATTCAAAAGAAGCCGGAATTAAAGCGTTACAAGAAAAGCAAAACATAGATCAGGTTAAAAATCTATTCGACCAGATGATTAACGGCCGAGGATTTGTTCTTGTTGATGACAATCTTCGAGGGTTTCTAGCAGCTTATGTTGGCAGGAACTTTTGGAATCGCCACATAAGAGAGCTTCACGAGGTAGCGTGGTGGGTGGCTCCAGAGTATAGAAACACGAGTATCGGCGGGAGATTGTGGCTAAGGTTTAATCAACTTGCTCAATACATGCTGGATCAAAAACGTGTGGACATTGTATGCACAAGTCTGATGTCATCTAGCCCGGAAATAGACTATACGAAATATAAATTCAAGCCCTTGCAAGCGACCTTCTTTCGAGAGTAGATCATGCCAGCATCAATCATTCTTTCCGCAATTGGTGTACAGCTAACAGGAATCGCTTTATCAGCGGCGACCTTTGCGATCAACTTTGCGGTTAGTTATGTCGTCACAAGGGCGTTCGGATCTAAACCTCCCAATGTTCAAGATATGGGAGCAAGGCAACAGGTGCCACCTTCCTCGACGAATTCTGTTCCAGTTGTTTATGGCGATGCGTGGTTAGGCGGAACCTTTGTCGATGCGGTGTTATCCACCGATCAAAAGACAATGTATTACGTCATAGCCATAAGTTCTATATCGTCAGATGCCTCTGCGACGTTTTCTTATGATCGAACAAAGTTTTACTACGGAGATCGCTTAGTTACTTTTGATGGTACAGATCAGACTAAAGTAGTGTCCCTGACAGATGGCGATGGAAACGTTGACACAAAGATCTCGGGCAATCTGTACATCAGTCTTTACACATCAACAAATGCAGGAACAATCACTGCCGTAAACGGAACAGCTCCCAATGTGTTTATGGGTGGCTCAGATATTCCAGTTGCTTTACGCTGGCCTGCATCTGGCCGTCAGATGAACGGATTAGCGTTTGCAATCGTCAAACTGAATTACAACGCTGACGCAGGTACGACGGGTCTACAGCCCATCACGTTTTACTGCAAGCACTATCCAAAAGGTGGAACGGTAGCAAAGCCCGGAGATGTTTGGTACGACTACATGACCGACGAGCGTTACGGCGCAGGCATGACTGGTCTCGTAGATTCTTCAAGTGCGACAGCTCTTAACACTTACTCGGATCAGACCATTACCTATACGCCTTCTGGCGGCGGATCTGCCACACAAGCCCGATACAGGATTAACGGAGTCATAGACACGGGAAGGCCGGTATTAGATAACGTTGAGAAGATGCTGGAGTGCTCTGATAGTTGGATGGCTTATAACGCTGCTTCTGGACTTTGGTCGGTTGTTATCAACAAGGCCGATAGTTCTACATTCTCGTTCAACGATTCAAACTTGATCGGTGAGATACGGGTCTCTGCGATTGATATTAACCAGCAGATCAATCAGATTCAGATTGAATTTCCGAATGCTGATAATCGAGATCAGCCTAATATGGTCTTTCTTGAGACTCCTGCTGGTTTGAGATACCCCAACGAACCCGACAATCGTCAAACAACCACACTAGAGTTTACGAACAACTCTGTGCAAGCCCAGTATCTCGGAAATAGAAGGCTAGAACAGGCACGAGAAGATCTCATCGTCACCATCACCTCGACATATCCGGGCATACAGGTTGACGCGGGTGATGTGGTTGACATTACAAACGCAGATTACGGATGGACAAACAAGCTCTTCCGAGTCATGAAGGTATCCGAGGCTACGGTAGATGACGGGAACTTAGGAGCTACATTAGAACTATCTGAATACAATGCTGATGTTTATAACGACTCAAGTATTACAGCATTCGCTCCTGCGCCTAACTCTAGTCTGCCGTCGCCGACTTACTTCTCGAGTCTGAATGCTCCGGTCTTAGGCGATCTTGCGCCTTCTGCTGCGCCTCCGACATTCTCGGCTACTTGCACGATGCCAACTGTAGGTCGAGTCACTACCGTCACATTGTTCTATACAAGTTCTGCGACTCCTGCTGCAACAGACTGGAAAGTCATCAGCTCTCAAATCTTGAGTAACGGATCGACATTTGCAAACTCAAGTACGGTTAAGTTCCAGAATTTACAGATAGCCGGTGGAACGTGGTACTTCGCTTTCTCGGTTTCCAACGAGTCAGCTAAGAGCGCACTGTCCGCTACGAGCGCAGCATTTGTGTGGTCGCCTACAGGAATGGCGGGACCTACGGGGCCTACAGGAAGTCAGGGTCCAACGGGAGATCAGGGCCCTACAGGAAGTCAGGGGCCGACCGGAAGTTCTGGACCGACAGGCGGATCTGGGCTCATAGGTATTGCCTTTATTAACGCTTATCTTGTTCAGTCACAAACCGCATCAACACCTTCTTTCTCAACACCGACATCCGGCTCTGCGGTTCCTGCTGGTTGGTCGTCTACGGTTCCCGGTATTTCTATCGGTCAGGTGCTTTGGTATCTACAGGGAAGATACAACGCTAACGCAGTGACGGTAGATGGAGTACCCGCTAATTCAACAGCGTGGACAGGACCTATAGCCGCTTCTGTGTTTCAGAGCATTCTTTCTGACAACTACAACGGTCCTATTCCTCCGACCTCTTCCAATTATGGAACGGCGGGATGGTACTTAGATAAGACCTCTGGTGGCCTATATGCGTCTGCTGCGTATCTCAGAGGAGAGATAGCCTCTGGAACCGGAGCAAACCGAATCACGATCAACAACTCCAATAACCTTGAGATTCAAGGCTATTCATCTTCTGGCGGTTCTACACCGTGGTTTTCTCTCGGCGTATCTGGCTACGACACAAAGATCCTGAGTGTCAATGCGGTTAACTATCCGTATGCAGATTGTGCGGTTCAATTTTTAGGCGGCGCATCTGGTCAATTCACTCTCAAAGTGCCTAATGGCGCAGGATCTCCGCTCGTAAAAGGCGCTTACTTTAGTTCGTTTTTAGCGGAAGCGTTAGTTGTTGCAAAAACGGGATCTGGAACAAGCACTGCCGCATCAACTTTTTCTAACGTCAATGGCTATGCAATAAGCATTTCTAGTGGCGGCATTGCTTCCAATGTTTATTACTTTCCTAACACTTCATCTAGCTTTACCCAAATTCAAAACATCCCCAACAACACGACGACCTTTTTAAGAGGCGACGGTTCGTGGGCTTCAGGCATTGCCGGACCTACGGGGCCAACAGGCCCGCAGGGAGCTACAGGTCCGACGGGAGCTACGCCTTCGCTGCCTGATCCGTGGACAAACTCAATTGCTCTTGCTTCCGGTAAGACGGCCTCACTGAGAGGAACATCCTTTGCAGACAACTCGTGGGTCTTTACGAACAGCACCGGTTCCTATGCAACTGGAGCTAACATCGTTCTTTACACGAGCAGTGCCTCACAAACGTGGACATTCAACTCCAACGGTAATGCTTATGCTGATGCTGGTTCGTGGGTTAACTCTTCAGACAGAAACGTCAAAGAGAACATCCAGAACTACAGTGGTGGACTTCAGAAGATCCTTGCTTTGCAACCCGTGAAATTCAATTACATCGGTCAGGCTGATCCTCACTTAGGCTTTATCGCTCAGGATGTTGAGTCAATCATTCCTGAAGTGGTTTCGTCTGTTGACACGCCTAAAGGTCAGCGTCTAGGCCTTGCGATGACTGAGATGATCGCTGTGCTTACTAACGCGGTGAAAGAGCTAGAGGCAAGGATTGCGTCGCTAGAGCAAAAGCCGTAGAATCAAGAAAAGACAAGACAGCCATCGTTCTGCTGGGAGTGCCTAGCGAACGTTAGTTTACCGAGTGAGGGAATATGGCTATTCTTTACTGGCTTCATCGTCACGATGAGCTAAATATGTTTGAAAGTGGTTACATAGGCGTAACCAAAGATCTTGCTGCGAGAATGCGTTCTCATAAGCATAAATTCAAGAAAATATGGGAGCAACTTAAGCTAACCATTCTTGTGATCGGATCTTCTGATTACTTATTTGACCTCGAAAAAAAATTACGACCACAAAAAAGAATTGGCCTGAATTTGGCTAGAGGCGGCTTCGGAAACAATCAAATGATTGGCGAAGAAAATCCAAATTGGGGCAAGAAAGGAAAATTAGCTCCTCGTTTTCAAGGATGGTATATAACGCCGCTCGGTAGATTTGAGTCGCCAGAAGAAGCCGCAAAAATTCATGGCGTTAATAAAACAACTATCAGTAGAAGATGTAGGGGTCGAATCGTTAACGGCGTAAAATTGCAGCCTCATGCCGGATACGCATTTGAGCGGAAAGGCTGGGTAAAAGCATAGCTATTTTTAATCGCAATACGTTGACACAGGTCAGCGGGTTCAACAATCAGATTATTGCCGGTGAGCTGGTATACAACCAGAAAACTTACTGGAATCTTACGCTCAACAACGAGTCAGGTTCGCCATTCAACCTCACGGGCGCAACCATCACAAGTCAGATCATCCGCAGGCAACTCTCAAACGTCAGAGACTCAAGATACGGATTGACATTTGACATTTCCGATTACACGCCGACTCCGACTCCTGTAAACCTTACGATCACGAACCAGAATCTCTCCGGCGGATCGTTCACCCTTGTGATAGATGAAGCAGCGTGGTCGGTGCTGTCAACAGATGCAGAACTAGACATCAACGCTAACAACCCTGTCGGTTTTTCTGGGAACATCACGATAGCGATCCCTTCCAGCGGATCTACGCCTGCTCAAGACCTGATTATCTTTTTGTTGTTCCTCGTCAGATCTAACGGGGTGACCAATTGAGCGACGTTAACCTTACTATCACCGGTGGAACACAGGTAACGCTGGTCGTCGATCAGGGCGTTATCGGCCCCACCGGCCCGGCGGGCGCAGGAACAGACATTCCTGTCTCTAATGCTGGCACACAGATTACGTCAGGACTCACATCGCTTAACATCACAGGCCCCGGTGCTACAGCGACAGCAGTGGGTGGCGATGTCACGGTCACGATTATTGGCGGCGGAGCTACGGGCCCTACAGGCGCTCAAGGCCCCACAGGACCCACCGGAAGTCAAGGTAACGTTGGCCCTACTGGCGCTGCATCTACTGTACCCGGACCCACAGGACCGCAAGGTGCCACAGGGCCCACAGGCCCCGCTTCTACAGTTGCCGGACCCACTGGTCCTACAGGCGCAACGTCAACTGTACCCGGCCCTACAGGACCCACGGGAGCCGCATCTACGGTGGCTGGACCTACTGGCCCCACTGGTGGAACAGGACCCACAGGCAATGTCGGACCTACTGGCGCTCAAGGACCCACTGGCCCCGCGGGCGGTGGTGGCAGTGCTATCTCGGTCTCTGATGAGGGCACTCTTCTTACTTCTAGCGTTACATCTTTTAACTTCACAGGTTCCGGTGTTACGGCGACCGCTGCGGGCGATGCGGTTACTGTAAACGTCTCTGCGGGTGTCGGCCCGACGGGCCCGACCGGGGCTGGAGGAGCTCTCGGTTATTGGGGTTCTTTTTACTCAGACACGACCCAGACGATTGCATCCATAACGACAGCTTATGCAATCACGCTTAATAACACCGATCCTAATAGCTCTGGTGTAAGTATCGTCTCTGGCTCAAGGCTGACGTTTGCTTACGCGGGTGTTTACAACATCCAGTTTTCCGCGCAGATCGATAGAACGTCTGGATCTGGGACGGACACTGTAGAGATCTGGTTTGCAAAGAATGGCGTAAACATCTCAGAATCGTCGACGAAAGTAACGATCACTGGAAGTGCTGCTCAGGCAAAAGAAGTTGCCGCGTGGAATTACATGCTTCAGGTTGCAGCCAACGATTACGTTGAGCTGTACTGGCAAGCAACAAACGTAAATATTGCGTTGTTAGCAGAGCCGGGACAAATTAACCCTGTCCGCCCTGCTGTGCCCTCAGTCATTCTGACGGCTCAACAAGTGATGTTTACTCAGCTCGGCCCCACGGGAAATACCGGCCCAACAGGGATTCAGGGCCCCACTGGCGCTCAAGGACCGACTGGCCCTCAGGGCGACATCGGACCAACTGGCAGTCAGGGTCCACAAGGGAACACTGGCCCAACCGGTGCCATTGGTCCAACAGGTGCTCAGGGCCCTACGGGTGTAGCCGGCCCCACTGGGGCGCAGGGACCCACTGGTGCTCAGGGTGACATTGGACCCACGGGTGCTATTGGACCTACCGGCGCTCAAGGTAACGTCGGCCCTACCGGCCCCACCGGTATTCAAGGTAATGTTGGACCCACAGGCCCTACAGGCGATGTTGGTCCCACAGGCGCTCAGGGAAATATTGGCCCAACTGGACCTACTGGTGCTCAAGGAAATACTGGCCCCACAGGTCCTGCATCTACTGTCGCGGGTCCAACCGGACCAACCGGAGCGGCTTCTACGGTAGCTGGGCCGACTGGGCCTACTGGTGCAGCCTCTACAGTCGCGGGACCTACGGGACCAACCGGCGCTGATTCAACGGTTCCCGGACCAACGGGGCCGACTGGAGCTGCGTCTACTGTGGCAGGTCCAACGGGTCCCACGGGTGCGGCTTCGACCGTAGCAGGCCCAACAGGCCCTACAGGGGCGGCTTCTACAGTTCCGGGTCCTACAGGCAGCATTGGTCCCACAGGGCCTACAGGGCCCTCTGGTACGGGCACTAATATCTCGGTCTCAGATGATGGCACCCTATTAACGTCTGGTGTAACTTCTTTTGATTTTGTTGGTGCTGGCGTAACCGCAACCGCAGTAGGAACGGCAGTCACGGTAACGATCAGCGGAGGTGGAGGTGGTGGATCTGGCGTTATTGCAGAGAATCAGCAAACGATTTCAAGCAATTATTCGGTAACTTCTGCATATAACGGCATGAGCGTTGGCCCTGTCACAATTAACACAGGGGTTGCTGTAACGGTAGGAACAGACCAGCGTTGGTTAATTTTTGGCTAAGGATTAGACATGAGCAACTTAAAAGTTCAGGGTAACGCCTCTGGCGCTGGCACGCAGACCCTGCAAAGCGCGAATACATCTAGCAGTGTTACGGCAACGCTTCCAGATCTGTCTAGCAACTTTTCGTTAGGGTTTCTAAACGTACCGGTAAGCTCAACGACGACAACACTTGTTGTTGCTGATGTCGGTAAAGTTGTTTCCTTATCGGCTGGGATCACGATTCCAGATGCGACGTTCTCTGCTGGTGATGCCATTTCTCTTTACAACAACACCAGCGGGAGCTTAACAATCACTTGCTCAATCACGACGGCCTACATTGCTGGCACAGATAGTGATAAAGCATCGGTGTCGTTAGCAACTCGTGGCGTTGCAACAGTGTTATTTATCAGCGGTACGGTGTGCGTCATCACCGGAAACGTGAGTTAAGCCATGACTGGGATGCTGAATTTAGTGCTTGGCAGTTTTTCCGCTGGCTTTCCTGTTGACTACGCCGTAGTCGCTGGCGGTGGCGGTGGCGGTAAATTTTGTGGCGGCGGTGGCGGTGGCGGCGGTTTTAGGCAAGGAACCTTAACCGCAAGATTAAATACTGCTTATTCGTTGCAGGTTGGTGGCGGTGGGTCTGGGTCAACGAGCGACGCCAACCAAGGAAGCGATGGTACGCAATCGGTTTTTGCCACGATTACATCAACAGCCGGCGGTGGCGGTGGGTCTGATGGAAGCAAACCTGGAAGAAACGGCGGTTCTGGCGGCGGCGCATCGCAAAGTACAAGCATTGGGCTTGGGACGGCTGGGCAAGGAAACGACGGCGGTACAGGTTTTGCAACAACGGGTTCTTATGGTGGTGGTGGTGGTGGTGGTGCCGGTGGGGTTGGCGCTAATGGCACAGCCACATACGGCGGCAATGGTGGAGGTGCAAGCACCGCAACAATTAACAGCACGACTTACGCTGCTGGCGGAGGTGGTGGGTCTTATATCGGTACCGCTGGTTCTGGCGTTTCTGGAGTAAGTGGAAGCGGATCAACGAACAGCGCAACTGCTGGAGCTGGCGGTACAAACCGTGGTGGCGGTGGTGGTGGGGGCGGTTACGGACCACCATCAGGCAACGGCGGTAATGGTGGGTCAGGAATTGTGCTTTTGAAGATTCCAGACACCAAAACCGCGACGTTCTCTGCTGGTGTAACGCAGACATCAAGCACTGCCGGTGGGTTTAAGACTTACACAATTACGGCTGCTGGAGTGTCAGACACCGTGACTTTTAGCTGAGGTTAAAGATGGCCCACTACGCAATACTAGATGAGAACAATATTGTTACTGCGGTAATTGTTGGCAAAGACGAGCATGAAACGTATAACGGGCAACCGATGGATTGGGAAGCCTATTACGGCGGGAAACGAACCAGTTACAACACCATTGGTGGCACTCATTTAAGCGAAGGCGTTTCCTTCCGCAAAAACTACGCAGGCATCGGCTACACCTACGATCCCCAACGAGACGCGTTTGTGCCACCAAAACCAACGCCAGACGCAGTATTAGATGAAGATACTTGTCAGTGGATTGTTCCTAGCGATTCTGTAGGCGCAGATTCAATATAAAACAATGGATACGACATGAAAATATGTGTATACGCAATCTCAAAAAACGAAGAGCAGTTTGTAAAACGATTCTGTGATTCAGCTAAGGATGCTGATCTCATTCTGATAGCTGACACAGGATCTACAGACAACACAGCAAGCCTAGCCAGAGAATGCGGCGCTACTGTTTACGACATCTCTGTAAAGCCGTGGCGTTTCGATATGGCGAGGGATACAGCTTTATGTCTTATACCCGGCGACTACGATGTTTGTGTCTCCTTAGACCTCGATGAGGTTTTAGAGCCCGGATGGCGCGAAGAGATCGAGCGCGTCTGGAAGCCCGAAACCACTCGGCTTAGATACAAGTTCGACTGGGGTCAAAACATTCTCTTTTACTACGAGAAGATTCATCATCGGAATGGTTATCGATGGCATCACAGCGTCCACGAATGGCCAAAGCCCGACCTCCGCATCAAAGAAGTCTATGCCCAAACAGACATGCTTCTTGTTTCTCATCATCCCGATCCCACTAAGTCACGAGGGCAGTATCTCGACCTTCTAAGAATGGCTGTTAAAGAAGATCCTAGATGCCCTAGAAACGCTTTCTACTTCGCCCGTGAGCTTACCTTCTACCACCTCTGGGATGAGGCTATAGACGCTCTAAAGACGTATCTGAACATGCCAGAAGCGACGTGGCCGAACGAGCGCTGTTATGCAATGAGACTGTTAGGCAAGGCTTACGATCACAAACTCAACGGTTGGGAGGCTCTCAAGTGGTTTCGGATGTCCATAGCCGAGGCTCCGGGAACTCGAGAGCCGTGGGTCGATGCTGCGATGTCCTACTACACGAAGTCAATGTGGAGAGAGTGTTATCACGCAGCGACGATGGCTTTAGAAATAAAAGATAAAGAGCTTGTTTACACTTGTGACCCTGAAGTGTGGGGATTCAAGCCGCATGACTTAGCGGCTATTTCTGCTTACAATTTAGGCCTAAGAGACGAAGCCATAAAACACGGGGCCGAGGCAGTCAGACTGTCTCCAGATGATGAACGACTCGCTAGGAATCTCGACTATTATGGACAGTCAAAACCTGATTAACGGCCTCTTTGGTGTTTTATGTGCCGTGGCTGGCTGGTTCTTCCGTGTTCTGTGGGAAGCTCAGAAAGATCTGCAAAAGGATCTAGGTGAGCTAGAGAAGGGTCTACCCCATACTTATGTATTAAAGGTGGACTACCAAAAGGACATTACTGACATCAAAATTATGCTCGGTAAGATCTTCGACAAGCTCGATGCAAAAGTTGATAAATGAGTTTTGAAGCAGCTTTCAATAAGATGATCGAGGACGAAGGTGGATACGTCCTGCATAAGATTGATGGCGACACCGGCGGATTAACCTACGCGGGCATTGCGAGAAACAAGAACCCGCACTGGCCGGGATGGGGCTTTATCGACAGAGAAGAAACCCCGCCAACTCAGATGGTCAGGGACTTTTACAAAGCTGAGTTCTGGGATCGCGTGCAGGGCGACCAACTCAATCCTGTCGTCGCTTCCTCTATCTTTAACTTCGCAGTGAATGCTGGCGTTTCTGTAGCCTCCAAACTTGCCCAGATATGCGTTAAAACGGCCCCAGACGGCGTTATCGGGGCTAAGACCATACAAGCGCTCAACCAGATGAACGAAGAGCTTTTTGTGGCTTCCTATGCCCTTGCAAAGGTTGCTCGTTATCGAGACATCGTGATGCGTGATCGAAGCCAGATTAAGTTTCTTCTAGGCTGGCTCAATCGAGCACTCAAGCTGTGAACATCCTCGGCATTTCATCTGTCGTTGAGTCTGTCGGAAAGGTTATTGGAGACCTTCACACATCCGACAAAGAGCGGATGGAGCTGGAGTTAGAGTCTAAAAGAATAGATCAGGCTATCGACCTCGGCCAAATGGAAGTCAATAAGGTCGAGGCTGCCAATCAGAATCTCTTTGTAGCCGGATGGCGACCTGCGATAGGCTGGATAGGTGCAGGCGCAATGTTCTACCAGTTTCTTCTTTATCCCATTCTCGTCTGGGCGTGGGTCTGGTTGCAGGCTGAGGGTTACGTCCCCAGAGAAGTAAAGCCTCCTCCTATGTTGGACACTGATGCTCTCTGGGTTATTTTGAGCGGGATGTTGGGGATTGCTGGAATGCGCTCTTTTGAAAAGAGTCGCGGTGTAGCTCGGTAAGTTTCCTCTTCACCATCTCCCCAACTTCGTCCCCGTGGTGTTTTGCGATCTTTTCTATCAGCGGTAACCGAGCCGCACGAGGCTTCGATAAAAGCCAGTGAGCCCAGTCCGCAACGACATACGGCATAGCAGCTTCATAAGCCTGCGCAATCTCCGATCTATCACTGGACTTCACCGCTTTGATGATCTCCAGCCATTGACCACGCTCTGAAGGCGCGATGCTTTTCGATGGTGTCTGGGCACTCTGTGGATGGTGGTCTCCAGCCGTGTTCGCGCCAGATCTCTTCGACGGGTCTGAAGGTTCGTGGGGATCGTTGGCTTTCAATCAGTTCTTTCCAGTTCATAGCTTCTCCATCAAATTATCCACTTCAGTCAGAAAATTAACAACGTCAGTCTCTAGGTTCTTAATATCCTCTTCAGACGGCTCAAAACGCACGACAAAGAGCTGCAATCGTTCGGGAAGTCTAGGATCAAACGATACGAAATCGACCCACCTGCGACCCGTACAAGCCATCTGAGCAAGCATCTGATGCTTATAGCCAGACGGAACCTCTTTAGCTGTCAGATAAGAGATATGCGTCGAGGTCTTGGGGCATTTGATCTCTATCAGCCCATCATCTCCAATCAACCCGTCTGGGCTAGCAGCAAAGTTAGGGATGGTTGGATGATCTATTAAGCCTGTTTGCTCTACCCAGTTTCCTGTAGAGATCTGATAAGCGGCTCTTGCAAGCGGTTCGTTTGTTGTTCCCCATTCCATATAAGAGTTTGAAAAACTCTCGGCCGGATTGTTTGTAAGACGCTCGGCAATAATGTCGGCTATATATCCAGATCGAGCCGCGGTCCCCTTTTTAGCCCTTGCATCTGAAACACGGGAAGCTGTTACCTTCCCTAGCCTTGCAAGCCTCCACTCCTCAGTTCCCTGCTCCATCAGAATGCAGGCTCATCAGACTTAGTTTTATGGCCGAGCATCTGGAGGGTCTCAGCAACAATCTCGGTTGTGTATCTGTCGACACCTTGTTTATCCGTCCACTTCCGAGTCTGTAAACGTCCCTCGATGTAAATAGGCTTTCCCTTATCAATGTACTTCTCGATGATCTCGGCCAGCTTTCCATAAGCGACAACACGATGCCATTCTGTTTCTTCTTGCTGCTCGCCTTGTTTGTTCTTCCAGCGGTTTGTGGTTGCCAAACTTAAAGTCGCTACGGCTGAACCTGACTCTGTGTAACGGCACTCAGGATCTTTGCCTACGTTTCCAATTAAGATCACTTTATTTACTGATGACATCTAAGATTCCTTTTTCAAATAACCATCCAATTGTCTTTCTGTGTGCGTCTTCCCACGCTTGCCTTTTTTCTTCTTTCCCTGCTCCTCCTTGATCTATTTGCATGTGGCATCTGTAACATAAAGCCGCAACCCGAAAGTCATGTGCTTTTATGCCCGTTCCTTTACCGTCTTTCTGTTGATTACTATGCGCCGCCACAACTGTTCCATCCTCGACACCACAAAGCCCACAAGGTAGTTCTCTGCAAGCCTCAAGTAGTTTCTTAGATCGCCAGTTCATTGTGTGTTCCTGATGTCGGCTCGCATGTTTGCCTGCTCCGATCTCCAGATCTCAATCCTTGCCTGCGCTGCAATCAGATCCCACCGTAACTTCTCTTCGATTTGCACAGCAGCCTCTAATGCTTTTAAGAGCTCCAGATACTCCGGGTGAGCGTAAGCGTCTCTTTCCTGAGCACCTAAAGCGTTCTCAAGACTAGCCTTCATGAGAATGGCCTTCTTAGACTTCCTAAACTCCTCGAGATAAACGCGTTGGGCTTTGGCATCGGCGAATTGACGAGCATGTTTAAGGATGTAATCAACGGCTTTATGAGGATCTTTCATACGGCTATAAATTGATGAATAGGAATATGAACACAAGGAACAACATCATCGGGATCTCCTCTGTCTGTACGGCCACCGGGCTTGATTGTGTAACCGGGGCGAAACGTCCAATATTTCATTGTGTCTGACCACTGGACGACTAAAAGTGCAAGTCGTTGAGAAGCGTTTTGTATGTTGATGCCAGCCTCAAACTTCGCAAAATCCAACATGTAGGTGTTGTAGTCCGTTGACTTACAAGTTCTCGTTTTGACTTCGATCCATCTCACGAGCTGACCGTTTTGGTAAGCAGCAAAGTCCATTTGATAGAACTTAGGAAGCCTGTAGATGTCGTAGTGAAAATGATCGGCAAATGCTTGTGCAGCCGCTAGCTCTCGCTTTCTATCAAGTTCTGTTTCGTAAACAGGTCTCACAGTCCTAGCTCCTTCTTACGTTTGTCTTTAACTGCTTCGATTTGTTTTACAAGGTCAGGCGATTTCTTGTGCTTAACAAAAACCTCTTCATAAACCTTCCTAAGATCTTCTTTCTTAGCGCTGGCGATCTTCTCAAGATCCTTGTCGAAGTTGGATTCAGACACTACTTCGTGAGTCTGATTCTCACTGTCGTTATCGCCCTCTGTTGGGATGCAAAAGGCCTGCATGAGAGCGTACTTATAAGCCGCTGACATTGCTTTATTAGTTGCCTTATCACCGGAGTCCATAGCCTCGCCAATGGTCGATATAACGTGGCTAGAGCCATCTTCGCCGGAGACTAAAGCGAACTCCATTGAGACCGTGACATAAAACAAAGCAGTGCCAGATTTATTGACACGCTCGACAACCTGACGGTCTGTAACGCGAGGAAGGATGCACAGTTTATGCTCCGCAAGGATGGGAGCCATTGCGTTATATACATCGTCAATACCGCGAAACTGGTATCGCTGCGCTTCGTTAGTCCTCTGTTTGGCAATCCCTGCTTTGGAGATCGCACTCATCACTTTGCTTATTGCTTCGTAAACTTTCTGCATATCGTTTTATCCTGTAAAAGCGTTCTATCTTATGAAAAGGAACATCATCGTCCCAAACAAAATCCCAAATACTATCGCTGTCAGCCAATCTTTCAGCAAGCTCATCTTCTTCTCTTTCTCTGTCGTGTTCATATAGCATCCTGTCAAAGTAATAATCTTCGTTCATAGCAAAAGGGGCGCAAGGCCCCGGTGTATTAATAATTAATGATTGCATCCCAGCCTTCTTGCGTCATACGCACACAAGAATCTGCACCGCTACCCCAGTGAATTACAAGACCTGCTTTAAGCAAGGTGGTCAATGTGCCTTTGTCTGATGCGTTTCTGACAACTTCGCTAGTCCAGATCTCGCGGATGTCGGAAAATTGCTCAGGCATTCTGCCGTTTAAAGGCTGATGCTCGTTACACATAATGTTCTTGAGCATCTGGGCTTGTCCGGCGGTAAGTTGTGTCGTTGTGTTCATATCGCTCTCCGTTAGTTGGTGTAAGAATATTAATGAGTTATTGAACACAGGTGTGGTCAAATCTAATACCAGCAGACGAAAGGCAGGTTCTACACGATGAGCGGCAAGTCACCAACATCACGCAGCTTAGAGAAACTCAGGCAAGAAGGCTATCTGTGTCAGATTGTCGAGAAGTGGAACCCACACGCTCGCATACGACAAGACCTCTTTGGCATAGGCGACATCTTAGCTGTTAGAGACACAGAAACGCTCTTAGTGCAGACCACGAGCCGAGGCAATGTCAACGCAAGGATCAAGAAGATTGAGGAGTCGGAGCATCTACCAGCGATCCTGAGAGCAGGATGGAAGATTGAGGTCCACGGATGGGGTAAGTTGAAAGCCGGGTGGACTTGCAAGGTGTTTGAATTCTGATTTAGACTGATACAGTTGTAATCGCAAGGGATACCCCGACGGGGGGAAAAGCGGATCCGTCACCCGCCTGCCCTTTGCGCCTTCAGTGACGGCAAACCTAGACGGAGGTTCGCGTGGCGAAGTCTTATCGTAGCCAATATCTCGACCCGAGATGGCAAAAAAAGCGTTTAGAAGTAATGGAATCGACTAGCTTTAAATGTGAAAGCTGCGACTCTGAGACAAATACGCTTAACGTTCATCATAAGCAATACATTCCAAATAGAGATGTTTGGGATTACAGGCGCGATCAATTTCTTGTTTTATGTGAAGATTGTCACGAGGCATACCATTCAGAATTTGATTGGCTAAATGAAGTAATAGGATCTGTTGATCCCAAAAATTTGTCTAGAAAAGGAATGGCTGCTTTTTTGGCTGGATGGGCTGGAGTTGAAATAGATCTTGATGAATTTAGCGATCTTCATCAATATATTTTTAGACAAGGGCAAAGTTTTGCTTATCAGTCTGATGCTCTTATAGATTTGTATGAAAAAGTTAGAAGGGGTAAAAAATGAAACGCCCTTCTTTTCAATTTTATCCATCAGACTGGCTTCGAGACACGGCGCTCAAATCTTGCTCAATTGGGGCCCGTGGCTTGTGGATTGACATGATCTGCTACATGCACGAAGGTAATCCATACGGTCATTTGAAGGTTAATGAGAAGGTTATCCTTCCAGCCAACCTTGCCCGTATGGTTGGCATAACCTTGCAAGAAGCGGAAGGTTACCTTGATGAGCTAAGACTTGCTGGTGTGTATGACATAGCAGATGATGGGTCTATATGCTCTCGAAGAATGATAAGGGATGAAAAACTTAGGGAAATCAGGGCTTTAGGCGGAAAAAAGGGCGGAAATCCAGCTCTTTTAGATGGCAAGAAGGTTAACCTTAAGGTTATCTCTAACGATAACCAAATTCCAACCCCTTCATCTTCTTCTTCATCTTCTTCTTCAAATAAAAGAAAACCAAAGAATATTGATAAGCCCGAAGGAGTGAACCAGCAAATTTGGGACGACTTTATTTTGATCAGAAATGCCAAAAAAGCACCGCTTACACAGGTGGCGTGGAATGGCATTGTTAGGGAGGCTAACAAAGCAGGCTTTTCTGTAGACGCTGCATTGAGGGAGATTTGCGAAAGAAACTGGACCGCTTTTAAAGCGGAATGGGTGACTAAGCAGACAATCCAGCCAACATCAACCGCTTACGGCGATAGGGCAAGCGTATGAAAGGCCACGACTTTGTAAACAGCCTACAGCTTGCAGGCAAACCACCTAAAGCCGTTTTTATTGACTTTGTTGGACAACCAGACGATGACCCGGAGTATCCGGTTGTTGTCGTTGAGCCTAAAGACCGAGACTTTAGATGGGTCAGAGGATTACGGGTGCATGTAACTGGAGAAGATCCCGATCATGTCCACTCCATCTTGCAAGCTCTAAAAATATGTGCGCCCGCCCGCGTCATTGCTAACTATGCCCCCGGTCTTTACTGGGATTCGGAGGTCGACGCATGAACGTGCTTGAGAACTTAGACTACAAATCGTGGTATGAGCAGATGGAAGCATCTGTGAAAGTCAGACCCGCTGCCGACTGTATGGACGATCTCATTGAAGAGATGAGGAATCCATCGGAAGAGCCGAACATCGTCATGCCATTTGAGAAGCTCGCAGACAAGTTTACCTACAGGCTCGGTGAGGTCACGGTTCTTGCAGGCATGAACGGATCAGGGAAGTCCCTGCTTGCAGGACAGATCGCTCTGCATCTGATCCACCAGCATCAAAAGGTAGTCATCGCTTCGTTCGAGATGAAGCCCGTTCGGACACTCAAGCGGATGGTGCGTCAGTGGTCGCGGATGTCATTCCCTACCTTACAAGCTCACGAGAAGTTCAAGGAATGGGTCGCTGACAAACTGTGGTTCTACGATGTACAGGGAACCGTAAGCCCACCTCAAGTCTTAGGGGTCGGTGTTTACTGCAAGACGATGTTGGGTTGTCAGCATTACTTTATCGACAGCCTAATGAAGTGCGTTCGCGGCGAGGACGATTACAACGCACAGAAAAATTTTACAGACGAGCTGTGCGGTCTTGCGAGAGATCAGAATATTCACATTCATTTGGTTCACCATATCAGGAAACAGTCGGATGACAACAGAACACCCTCCAAAAACGATTTAAAGGGCTCTGGAAGCGTTGCAGATCAAGTGGACAACGTAATCCTCATGCACAGAAATAAATCGAAGGAGCGCGATTTTGAGGCCAATGGTGTAGTCGATCATTCCATCCCTGATGCCTTCCTATCTTTTGAGAAACAGCGGAACGGTGAATGGGAGGGTGTTGCGAAGCTCTGGTTTGACAGACAGAGCCAGCAGTACGTTCAGGAGGTCGGGGGATTGCCTACCGATTATCAGCTCAAATCAGCCGACCATCGGTAAATGCTTTATAGGAAAAAGCAGGCTTACGACAATGTGATTTTACGGAGGCGATATGGAACCAACGAAAGAGTTAGCAAAACACCCTAACTGGCCGTTTCAGCAGACGTTAGTTAAAAACAAGTGGGTGAAAAAGAAAAAAGTCACGAAGCGCGACATTTTGAAAACCATAGAGGAGGCACCATTTTGAACCACACAGAATTAGTCACTGCACTTGCAAAGCCCGGATGCGACATCCTCGACGATCTCAGCCCGGATCAAGCCTTTGTTTTGCACATGTCCATTGGAGTCTCTGGGGAGTCTGGGGAACTGTTAGACGCAATCAAGAAATGGGCGATTTATCAAAAGCCTTTAGATATCGACAACGTGATTGAGGAGTTAGGCGATATTGAGTTCTATCTTGAAGGCATAAGACAGAAGCTCGGCCTTAACCGAAACATGATCCTTGAGCACAACATCGAGAAGCTGAGAAGGCGCTACGGAACAAAGTACACGAACGAAGCAGCACAAAGGAGAGCAGATAAATGAGTCTTACAAGACTTCAAAAGCAGGCAAAGATTGATCGTGGGTTAGCCTGTCTCAAATACATGCAAAAAAGAATTAACCCGGTGACGGTGAAAGAACTAGCCGAAAAGCTGAAGATAAGCCCGAAGTTGATTCAAAACGCGCTAATGCCTTTGTTAGCCGAGGGCAAGATCACAAGAAGGCTGCTTTCACATCAGTCATCGGTTGCTAAGAAGATCGGCAGGGCATACGGTTACAACGCAGTCGAAATCAAGTTACAAAACAGAAGCAAACCTTTCCTATGGAACAACCCTTTTGGAATTAAACATGAAAAAACAAGAACCGAAACAAGAGCGTGATTGGGTCAAAGTGTATCTCTACGAGAAGATCACGATCGTCCCTCACTACGTCAAAAAGAACGTGTTTGTGCTTCCCGGTGGCCGTGAGATTGACGAAGAAACATTAGTGGACGCTGGCGCATTTCAAGCAGCGACGTACTTATGGCCGAGATAACTTGTAAAACGCATCCAGATGCACCGCATGGCTTTGACCGCAACGCCTCGCATAATGCTGATCGGTATGTGTGTGAGTGCGAGAACTGGGAACCAAAGCCTGTGGCGCATGTTTATCGGATTGAAGCAAATGGCAGACCTTGTGTCGCATGGGATGATGCAAGTGAAATTAAGGTCGGCGCAAAACTTTACGCCGCGTCTGGTGAATGGGTCGGTCTTACAAGCGATGACATTCACGATGCTTTTTGTCACGCTGAATACGATGCCAATCAGGATTGGAACGATGATCCGGAAGGTTGGTGCAAAGCGTTTGCTAACTATGTTGAAGCTAAATTAAAGGATAAGAACACATGACCGGCGCTGAAATCCAGAGAATGGCGCATAACCTCGGACTTGTTCACCAAACCGATCAAGTCAAATGGCTAGTCAAACAGATTCTCCGTAAACACAAACCGCTGACCAAAACTGAGAAGATCTACCTTGCTCATCTTACCCAACCTTACTCGCTCATAGAGTTATCAAAACACTTCGGCTGCACCACTGAAGGCGCAAGGAAGCACCTAAAAGCGCTGATGGCAAAAGGTCTTGTGGACAGGGAAACTCGGTACAAATGGACGGAAGGCAGACACGGAGCGTGGGCGTGGTACTACTTCAAAAAATGAAAGACTACACCGCAGGGCATACGGTCTGGATGACACCTAAAGACAAGACACCACCGCTCGGATCTAAGATGTTGCTATTAAACCCCGGTGGAGTCTGTGTCATCGGTCACTGGTCAGATTGGGCAGTAGCGTGGGCTCCGCTGCCTAAAGTACCTGAGCATATAAAGGAGTTACTGTGAGCGACCCAGTCAATCACCCTAAACACTACACAGAGCACCCGTCAGGTGTGGAGTGCATCCAGATTACCGAGCACATGACTTTTAACCTCGGTAATGCAGTGAAGTACATCTGGCGAGCAGATCTAAAAGGGAAGCAAGTAGAGGATCTCAAGAAAGCAATTTGGTATATCAACCGAGAAATACAAAGGATTAACAATGGATCTCAAGAAAGCAGCAAGGCAAGCGTATGTGAACAGTCTGACTCAGGATCTTACGGACTGGGACAGAATTGAGCTTCAATTTGAAGAGCTAGAAGAAATATCTGCTGAGCTAGAGGAAAGAAGCAAGGCGCTACTTAAGTCTATAGAAGCATTCAAAAAGGATCTTGATTCCAAACACTGACAGCCGTACAATGAATTCGGACCTCCTTCCCTCTGTTGGTTTGCCCTCGCAATGAGGGCTTTTTTTTAGGTCTCGACATGAAAAAGCATTTTCTGGAAGCCTTGCGAGCAGAGAAACCCGCTAAGTACCCCGGCGATTTCATTATGTGCTTGCTTCACGGTGTCACTAACGCACACATCTTGCACCTACAGTCGAAGTCTTACGCAGAGCACAAGGCTCTAGGCTCTTACTACGATGATCTGGGTGACTTAGTAGATTCAGTGGTCGAGCAGTATCAAGGTCTGGAGTCTAGGATTCTTAATTACCCTGTCGAGTACAGGCCACCAGCAGACACAGCAATAGGTGAACTAGAGTACATGCTGGAGTATGTGAGGGTCTATAGAAGCTCGATGGGTGATGACTCAGCCATCCAAAACAGTATTGACGAGATCGTTGCGCTCATGCAGTCAACACTTTATAAGCTCAGATTCCTGAAGTAATGCCGAGAACCCCGAAGCAAACAACATGTCGAGAATTAGGTTGCAACAACCCAAAGGTAAACGGATCAACGTTCTGCAATGACCACGGCGGCTCACTCACAGAAACGAGACGATCATTTAACAAGCTGTACAACACAAAGCAGTGGAAGCAATTCAGACAGATTCAGCTATCTAAACACCCGATCTGCGCTCGATGTCAGTCATTAGGAAAGATTGCACCAGCTCATCACGTTGACCACATCATCCCGCACAAGCAAGACAGGGACAAATGGATGGGCAACCGATTTCAGTCTCTTTGTCATGAGTGCCACTCCATAAAAACAGGGCTTGAAAAGAAAGGCGAGGCTCACGATTATGTGAGGGGCGAAGTGATTGCTTTGTAGAATTGGGAATAACTTAAAAAAAAGTGGCAATAC